GAAACAATACTAATGTGTTTCCTTTTAAACTATTAACTAAATTTCTAATAAACGCGTTTCGTTTCTCATTTCTAACAATCCAATCCATTTCTTCTTGGTATGTCATTTTACTAACTAGTTTTCGTTCTTCGTCACAATATGATAATACTAATGCTTGTATGTTTAATTTAGCTAATGTACCTTCGTCCATCAATTCTTTTGATGTTGTTACGAAATAAGCCGGACCAAACATTCCTTCAAGTTGTAGTTTATGGGTCTTTGTTTCTTGAAGTGTTCCTGTAGTTCCGATCTTATATTTAACTTCTGTTAATGATTCCATTATCTTTGTTAGTGATTTAGCTTGGAAAAGATGTGCTTCATCACCAATCACCATACCAAATTGATTACCAAAGTCTTTTGGCATTCGCATCATAGATTGCCATGTTGTTATAACTATGGGAGCATCAGCTCCTTTATCACCACCATATATCTTAGCTATATCACCTTTAAATCCGTAATCTTGAAAGTCCTTTGTCATTTGTTCTACTAATGATGTTGTAGGAACAATAACTAAAGCTTTCTTATTCTTCTTTAAAAAATTGTATCGTATAAGACTGTATATCATCAATGACTTACCTGAAGCAGTCGGAGATACTAATATACATTTTTGATTATGTGCGGCGTACGCTACAGCTTCTTTTTGATAATCTCTAAGTTCTAAAGGTATATCTTTGACTATTTCTTCATATCTTTCAATAGTAAAGATATCAGTATCTTTTTCATATCCTTCTATACTATATCCTCTTTCATCACAAAACTCTTTAAGATAATCGTATAGTCCTAGATATATTTGATTTGTATTGAGATTGAATAAACGAATGTATCCATCCCAAAATCTTTTGCGTACAGCAGGAATAAAATTCGCACCAGGAACTTTAAACTTAAAGAACTCGGATAGTTCTTTTCGTATTGAATCTTCTGTGGAAATTGTTAAATAAACTTCGTCTGATTTGGCTACTACGAGCCTGCCATGAACTTGCGCCATTCTATAATATTCTTAATTGTTTGATGTCTCCAAGTTATTTGAGAGACTACATCTTGTAAAAAATCCACTGTTATTCTTAGATATTGTATTTTTTCATCTAAGTCTTGTATGTCTTTATCAGCTCCTTGAAATTTATCATAGTCTGATTTTAAAACTGTTAGTCCATCAAAAGGATCATAATCCCATTCATGATGTTCTATATCTTCTTTAGACATTTTTCCAGTGTACCACAACCACTTATCTTTATTAAGTGATTTCATTTGTCTTTCGTGTCGAATTAACTCTAACTTTTTATTAGATAGAATTTCTGCGTATTTAGCGTGTAGTTTAGGGACTTGTAGAGAAGAAGCGTCTAATTCGATATCATCAATAACCGAATCTTCTTTCCACATATCTTGAATATTTTTTAAGTTCATATTATAATTATATCAGCTTTTGCTGATTTGTCAATGTTAAGTGCTTGATTTTACTTTAAATTGTGTATATCTCAAGGTTAAATCACAAGCCGCGTATTCTAGACCTGTCGCATCTGATGCGAATTCTATAGAACCTAAACTTGTTGGAAAACAGTCTTCAAACATAAATTCTACATTAGCATTGTTTGAAGATGTATTAATAATTATAGTAGCATCTGAATACATATTTTCAAATGATGCATTACTAAATGCTCCACTAGATTGTTTAGTTGAATCTACTAAATCCATAAAATCATCTGTATCTCTACCAGGTCCTAGATCCATAATCCAATTATAAATCTCTTGATAATTTTTCATATCTTCATCTACAACAAATTTTACAACTAATGGATCAAATTCTATCTTATCACCAGGTAGATATGAGTTGATAGCTAGTGTATGAGTATGTATAGCTTCACTAAAATTTATACCAGGAAGTGTAACACCTGTACAAAAGTATCTTGTTTTAGGTAGTTTATTAATCTGTAGATCAAAATTAACAGGACTTAAATAGTTTAAGTTAGTTGGTTGATCTGCTTGCCAATTAGCTGTTGCCATGTTGTTTTACCACTTTAATAAAATCATTCCATCTATAAAATGTTCTAGTTATATGATCATAAAACCAACCTTTATGTTTGTGATTCTTATGATTTGATTCTTTGTATTTAAGTTCCATACTTTTCTTCGTACCTTTCTTTTAACCAGTCATGCCATTTATTTACATATTCATCACGATCTAGTCTATTTGGGGCGGATATTGGATCATTATTTTCATCACAATAATCTAACCACATCCTCGTACAAAAACTGTTAAAATAATCTATTTCAGTCACTTCTTTATCTGCTCCATACCAATTCCATCTACCATCATCTACTGATTCTAGTTTGTCTTTCATAATAGTATTTATAACAGGGATATAATCAACAAATAAAAAAAGAGCCCCGAAGGGCTCTTTGAAATCTATAATGATTTAGAATTACTACGACTTATAGAAGATTTAATACTTCGAAAGACCTGTAGTAAGAGTTAGTTGAAGTTGCTGCCAAGCCATTAGCCGGAGTAGAACCTACGAATGGGTTTGAAACCATACCGTATCTAGTTTTGAATCCGATTTTTGGTTGGAAAGTATCTTCACCAACTGCACGAACCATTTGTAATGGTACATAAGGACAGTAGAACACACCAGCGTCGAAAGGATTAGATCCTCTGTAGCCAACTGTGCAATATCCTTCACCAGCACTTACACCAGTAGGTCTTGTAGACACACTTGCGTAATATGGATCGATATACACTTTTAAGCTGCCGTTTAAAACACCAGCAAAAGTGTTTCCAGTGTCATCAACATTTAAACCTGTTGATAATGCTGGAGCATAGTCTAATACACCAGCCATTGCAAGTGCAGACGCTACATCACTAGAACATAGGATAAAGTTACCTTTACCTCTTCGTGTTTGTCGTGCTATAACATTAGCATTTCTTTCAATGTGGTACATAAGACCTTTGAATTTTTCAACTGACCATCTACCAGATGAATCAACATCTAGGTTAAATTGTCCGTCAACAGAAGTACCTGTTAGGTTACTTTCTGATGCAACACCTTCGATCTTAGCTTGATCGTTAACAGTTCTAACAACTTCCCTGTTGATTTCCGCTAGGATTTCACCAGATAGGATGTTTGCTAGTTCTGTTTCTGCATCAAGACCATGTATCGCTTTAAGGTCTTGCGCGAGTTCTATAGTGTACTCAGCTTTTAGCGCTCTGCTTTTAGCTGTAACTGTAGCTTTTTCTATTGTGAAAGACATTTCAGGAATTGTAGAATCAATTTCTGCAGTCGCTGTAGCAGCACCTGTACCTGTAGTGTAACCCGTTTGAATCGCTGTGTTAGCAGATCCAGAAGCGAATGGATCAGTACCCGCATGAGTACCGGCTCCACCGAAGTCTGTATCAGCTTCATTGAACATAGCTTCTGTTCTATCAACAGCAGTTGTGCTGTCAACATATCTTGCTTTCATCGCAAAGATAAGACCAGTTGGTCCTGTCATTGGTTGAACGCCACAGATATCATAGGCTACCAAGTTAGGCATTGCTCTACGAACTAAAGAAATAAGAATTGGATCCCAGTTAGCAGCTGTTGCTGTAACACCACCTACGGCGCCTGCAACAGTACCAGTACCAGCTCCAAGGGCTTCATTCATCTGCCCTCTTTCTTCTTGAATAGCTCTTTCTTGGTTCTCAAGAATAACGGAAGTTACAGCTCTTTTGTAAGAGTCTTCGATCTTAGGAAGATCGGCGTGCTCTAGAACTGGTTGCCATTTTTCTTGTAAGTTTTCTGACATAAACATTTTAGTTTATTCCCCTTATTTAACTTACTTCTCTAAAGAAGCAAATTTACTTAACGCGGCAGTATATTTTTCCATGCCTTCACTCACAGGTTGAGCTACATCGCCCGCTCCTGAGAAATCAGCATCGTCACTTGCCACAGTGCTATCGTCAGAGACAGCTTCAAGCTTGTCAGCTCCGAAATAAGACTCTTTCAATGTTGAAACTTTCTCAACGAAATTTTCTTCATTCTCGTAGTCTACATCTTCTGCTAACGCTTTTAACTTCTCTACTTGAGTATCAGCTAGGTCTTTCGACGCTTCGCTAATAATTTTTTCACGCTTCAGTTCCTCGATGTCCTGTTGAGCTGAGATGTTGCTAGCAACTTCTTCGTTCAACTTATCTTCCATCTCATCAAGTCTGTTTGCTAGTTCTTCAACTACATCAAACTTTTCTTCTGGAACTTCAACATAATGCTCTTCAAATAGTTTTTTCAAACCATTTATAAAGTCTTCTGTGAGTTCGGATTTTAATCCTCTCTCAATCGCTAATTCATTTTCTTTAACCCAGTTTTCAGAAACATAGTTTAGATAAGAATCAACTTTTTCAGTTAAATCGTCTTTGACTTCTTCAACTTTCTTGTTAAGTTCTTCTTCTAATTCAGCTTCTTTCTCTACAACTACTTCTTTTACTTTAGCTGCAACTGCTGCTTCAAAAATTGTTTTAGCTTTGTTCTTAAATCCTTCGGATAAATCTTCGTCGGAAACAAGAGCTTCTATGTCATCACTCATGTCGATTTCATAAGACTCTTTTTTAGCTTCTTCTTCTTTTTCATCTTCCTCGTCTTCATCA